CAATGGACTGTTCTCGACGAGAACAGCGCAAGACACGCTTACGGAGAAGTATTTTCCAGGCGGCTCCCTCAAGGGGATCGGTGCGAATTCACCTGGTGGCTTCCGCGACCACGATGCCGATGCAGTCATCTCGGATGAGATCGACGGTTGGCCCGTAACAGCGGGTGTCGAAGGCGATCAGATGAACCTGATCGCCGAGCGTCTGGCGCAGGCTTATGATCCGAAGGATATCGCAGGGTCTACACCGACCGAGGAAGCGATCTCGAAGATATCCAAACGGATGGCTTCGTCTGATCAGCGCCATTATTGGGTCACCTGCCCCGAGCCGACCTGCAAGCAGCATCAAAAGCTGGTGTGGGGAAACGGCAAGAAGGACGAACCTGGCCTACGCTGGGAACCATTCAATGAGCCGACCGAGGTCTGGTATCAGTGCGTCAACGGTTGCCGCATTCCTGAATCCAAGAAGCTCTGGATGTTGCAAAATGGCTTCTGGAAAGCAGAATTTCCTGAGGTCTACGAGCGTACCGGTCACGCTGGCTTCTTCATCAACGCGCTGTATTCGCTACAGCCAAACGCCAAATGGCCTGATCTGGTCGAGAAGTTCCTCGGCTCCTACAAAACGCCGTCGAAGTTCAAGACCTTCGTCAACACCACTCTCGGGGAAACCTGGAAGGTGTCGGGCGAAAGGCCAGACTGGCAACGCCTTCTGGACCGTCGTGATGACTGGAAAGCTGGCATTGTTCCTTTTGGAGGTTGCTTCCTCACCGCTGCCGTTGATGTGCAAGCGGGTGGTGGCGGTCGTCTCGAGGTCTTCGTTATCGCTCACGGGCGTGGCGGATCGACCTGGCTCGTCGAACATATGGAGTTCATGGGTTCGCCCTATGAACCAAAGGTTTGGGACCAGCTGACAGAATTTGCCCGCCGCAAGTGGGCGCACGAAAACGGCAACGACATGATGCCGATCGAGAAGATCGCAGTCGATGTCGGGTATGCCACTCGTCCAGCTTACAACTGGTGCCGAAAGATGGGTCTGAACTTTGCAGTTCCGATCCGTGGATCGCAAAACCTGACTGCCCCAGCAATCGCGGCATCGACGACAATGGAGCTTGCCAACAAAGCAGGTTCCAAGTCGAAGGCATCGGAAATCCGCGTCCACATGATCGGCGGCCACATGCTCAAACAGGAGCTGTATGGTCTGCTTGCTCTGGAGAAGCCAACCTCGACCGATGAGCCGTATCCGATGGGATATGTGCATATTCCGGCATGGCTGGATGCCGACACGGTCAAGGAACTCGTTGCCGAATATTGGCACGAGGAAAAGGCCGAATGGATACAGACGGGCGCAAACGAGTTCCTCGATTGCTGGTGCTACAACAAGGCAATGGCAATCGCTCGTGGAGCGGAGAAATGGTCTGAAGCGGATTGGGCGGTGCTTGAGTTCCGCTATTCCAGACCAGATCAAGAGGTCTTGGACCTACCCATTCCAGACACGTCGTTTTCTCAAACGCCAGTGGAAATCACAACATCGCGGGATGACATCGAGCGTGAGCCTGAAGTGGTTCGCGATGTGCCTCGTCGCGGTCGCGGAAGCTGGTTGAATCGAGGCTGATATGTACACCCAAGCGGATATCGACAGTCTCAAACAATCACTAGCCCGCGGCATTCGCCAAGCGTCAGAGGGTGGAAAAACGATTGTCTACAACTCCCCTGCGGAGATGCGGACGACCCTCGCTCTGATGATCGCTGAAGTCCACGGTCGAGCCTCGCAAAACCAAAAAGTCGTCTTCGGAAGGGGTGATAAATGAACTTTATCGACCGCGTCGTTGGCTACGTTTCTCCTAGTGCAGGTTTCAAGCGGGTTCGCGCCCGTGAGGCGATGGATCAAGTCCGTGCCTATGCCGCTGCGAGAGACTTTCGCGGTCGTAATGATTGGAAAGCGCTGGGAACCGGGGCAAACGCCGAAATCGGCTCGTCCATGGTCAAAACTCGCAACCGTGTGCGTCAGCTCGTCCGTGACAACGGTCTTGCCAAGCGCATTGTCGATCTTTGGGCGCTACACCTGATCGGTGACGGCATTACGGTCGATTTTACGGGCGTAGGTGGAGCCAAAAAGGCGACAAAGTTCGATATTTGGGCTGGTTCTACGCAGTGCGATGCTGACGGACAACTCGACTATTATGGCCTCCAGAACCTCGCTGCACGCATCATGGTCGAAGCTGGCAGCAGCTTTATTGTCAAGCGTGTCAGAAGTCCAAAGAAGTACCCACATCTGACGGTTCCGCTCCAGCTACAGGTGCTTGAACCCGATTTTCTTCATCACGACAAGAATGGCACGTCGGAACGTGGAAATCCCATTATCCAGGGCATCGAATATTTCAAGGATCGCCCATCGGTTCGAGCCTACTACTGGATGTTCACCGAGCATCCAGGTGAAACAAGGACCTCAATCCGCTCATCGATCGACTCGGTAGCCATCCCCGCCGAGAACGTCATTCACATGTTCCGGAAGGATCGGTCTCAGAACCACGGGATCACATGGCTGCATGCCGTTGTGAATAGAATCCGCGATCTGGACGACTACATCGAAGCCCTCATGATGAAGGCGAAGATCGAAGCGTGCTTCACCATCATGATCGAGGAAGATCAGGACGGCGTTACACCTCCTGGCTCCCCTGCCCGCAAGGCCGACAACGAATTTGAACTTGAGCCTGGCATGGTCCGCCGTCTCCGCAAGGGCGACAAAGCACATGCCTTCGATCCGAGCAGCTCGGGCAGCCACGCCATCCTTCTTCCTGCGTTTATCAGGCTGATCGCTTCTGGTGTTGGCCTGACATACGACCAGGCATCGAGCGACCTGACGGGCGCAAACTACAGCTCCCTGAGAGCTGGAAAAATGGAGTTCAACCAGGCGGTCAGCCAGCTCCAGTGGCTCGTCGTTGCGCCAACGGTTGAGACCGTAGCCAAGTGGTTCGTCGAAGCTGGTTTCCGCATCGACCTCTGGCCATCTGAAGAACACACCGTCGAGATCACGATGCCGAAGACGCAGTTTGTCGATCCGAAAAAGGACGGCGCTGCTGAAATTCAGGACATGCAGGGCGGACTATCGACCTGGGCGGATCGCGTGAAGTCACGTGGTCTAAATCCACGCAAACACCTCAAGGCTTTGAAAGCTGAAGTCGACAGTTTCGAGAAGGACGGTTTCGCTCATCCGTTCGCCAAGCCCAAGCAGCTTAACGCACCGAAGCCCTCGAAGGTCTCCGTAATCAAGGACAATGAACAATGACGACACCAACCACCGCCAAACTTCCTGTCCTGCACCGCGAGGCTGTCATCCAGACTGTAGAAGGGTCGCCGAACACATATCGCGCCGTCTACAGCACAGGTGCCGCCGTCAGGCGCATGGATTACGAAGAAGGACCTTATTCCGAGGAGCTTTCGCTTCAAGCTGGTCACATCCGCACCGAGCGCCTCGACAACGGCATCGTTCCGATCCTGCTCGACCATCGGCAGTTTGTTCAGAACCAGTTTGGTGTCATCGAGAAGCACTGGATTGAGGGCGGCAAGGGCTACGTCGAGTTCCGCATGGAAACAGGCACACCTGAGGCCGATGCCATCAAAAACAAGCTGGATCAGCGCATCGTCCGCACCGTTTCGGTCGGATATCGCGTCCACCGCTATCAGAAAATCCTCGGTGTAGCGGGTTCTATCCCCGTCATGCGCGCCGTCGACTGGGAGCCAATGGAGCTCTCGCTTGTCTCTATCCCCGCCGACGCTGGCGCGGTCATCCGTAGCGATGGGGAAACCCAGGACTGCGTCATCGAAATCGCCGGCGACATCCCGGTTGAACCAAAAACCCCCACAATTGAAAGGTCTATCCCAATGACTACACCTGTTACCATCGACAACACTGCCGACCTCGCCGCTCGCGCTGCTGAACTCGAGACTGTCCGTTCTGCGGCTGCTCTCGAAGCCCGCACGGAAGAGCGCACTCGCGTTTCCGGCATTACCGAGGCTGTCCGCAAGGCCAAGCTCGAAACTACTTTTGCCGATCAGCTGATCACCGATGGCAAGTCCCTCGATCAGGCTCGCGCTGCGATTCTCGATCAGTTGGCAACCGCCGACGAAAAGAACGACATCCGCAGCAATGTCACCATCGGCCACAGCAATGAGGACCCGATCGTTATCAGAGAGGCAATTGTCAACGCTCTCTCCCACAAGATGAACCCTGCGATCAAACTTGAGGGCAAGGCCAACGAGTTCCGCTCGTATTCGATGCTCGAAGCCTACTGCGAGCTTGAGCAGTCCCGCGGCGAAAAGGTGCGGTTCAACAAGGAAGCCCTTGCAAAGCGCGCTCTACAGGGAACTTCGGATTTCCCTGTCATCCTCGCCGATGCCGCCCACCGCGTTGTGCTTTCCGACTATATGGCGGCTAAGCCGTCCTACAAGGCCATCGCACGTCAGCGTAACTTCGACGACTTCCGCCCTCACTATGTCCTGCGTTCGGGTGAATTCCCTGCGCTTCAGGACCTGTCGGAACACGGCGAAATCAAGTCGGCCGCACTGTCTGACGCTAGCACCGAGTCGGTGCAGCTGAAGACCAAGGCGATCAAGCTTGGTATCACCAGACATCTCCTGATCAACGACAGCCTTGGCATCGTTTCCGACATGATCGGAAAGTCAGGTCGTCGGATCGCGG